ATACGCGATGCACATGGTCCGAGTTGGTTACCAGGGCAACGAGATATTGCGGACGGGTGGCCTGATATTCCCCATGCCAGAACCCGCCAGATCAATGTGTATGGCGATTCGTAGGGGCGAGCCGGACTTGGGCGAAGTCTTAGCCCTAGCCCGCTCCTTGGAGGATCAGATGGGGGAATCTGCCCACGCAAGTCCGCTTCCGCCCGAACCTGACCGGCTCAGCTTGGATTATTGGTTGACGGATTTCTACCCACACGCATGGGCGCAATTGGGTGACTTGTGATCCCCGAACCCGCCTCGGAGACTGCCCAGGCGTACCGCGACCTCGCGCCGGCCTGGTCGAATCCTTTTGGTTCCTACTACGTCGCCGACGTGCTGCTGAGGATCGCGAACGAGGCCCCAGAGTGACGGCCCTGCCCAAGCCCTACTTCCAGGATGAGGCGGTCACGATCTACCACGGCGACTGTAGAGAGATCATGCCGCTGCTGGAACCCGGCAGTGTGGGCCTGGTATTGACCGATCCGCCATATGGTGTGGGCGTTGACTACTTCTCATATAAAGACAGCGCCAATAACCTTGAGGGCTTAATCTCTACGGTTCATCCGGAGTTGTTGCGCATAAGTGCTGGGCCAGTCGCCTGGTTCGGGGCCGCGTCACGCTTGCTTCTCGACGGCCCAGCCTTCCAACCTATGCCTGAGCGAGTCCTGATATGGGCTCCCAGATTCACCCTTTCGCACACTGGGGCCAAGGGTCTTTTCTATCGGTGGCATCCAATCTATCTCTGGCACATCCCAGACACTCACGACGGGCCTACTTTTGACGTGCTGATCGACGCTTGTGATGGCCACAATGAGTGGTTCCACCCAGGAACTAAACCATTGACGCTCATCCGGCGGTTAGGGGGCTTTTGCCCGCTGGGGAATACGATCCTGGACCCCTTCATGGGTTCCGGCACGACCCTCCGCGCCGCCAAGGACCTAGGCCGCAAGGCCATCGGGATCGAGATCGAGGAACGCTATTGTGAAATCGCCGCAAATCGCATGGCGCAGGGCGTCCTCTTGTGAGCGAGCGCGAACTGGCCCGGGCGTACCGCGACCTCGCGCCGGAGGACCCGGCGGACGGGCTCGGGCACTACCTGGCGAGGGAATGGGGGTACAGGTTGGCACCTTCTGCTAAGATGGCGACGGTCGGGGCGACTATCCCCGACCGTCACACCGGAAGGTCGGTTCCGATGCTCTCCTATCATGCCACAGCTACCGAATACGCGCAGTTTCTGGGGCGCAAGGTTTCCGGCCCTGTGCCGTCGGGTATCGACGTGGCCCCCCACCATTTGCATCCGCTGCTGTTCCCTTTTCAACGCGACTTGACGGCCTGGGCGCTCCAGCAAGGACGAGCGGCCATCTTCGCCGATACGGGCTTGGGCAAGACATTCATGCAGGTCGAGTGGGCGCATAAGGTCGCCGAAGCAGCGCATGGTCGCGTGTTGATTCTGACACCGCTTGCAGTCTCTCGCCAGACTGTCAGTGAAGCCGCGAAGCTTGGAATCGAGGTTGTCCGTTCAAGCGATGGCACTGGCTCTGGCCGCCTCGCTGTCACGAATTACGAACGCCTCCACTACTTCAACCCCACGGATTTCGTGGGCATCGTCTGCGACGAGTCTGCGATTCTGAAGAACTTCGATGGGATTAGGCGGCGGGCGATCACTCAATTCATGCGCCATATTCCCTACCGCCTTCTGTGCTCGGCGACGCCGGCACCCAACGATTACCTCGAATTGGGCACGTCCTCTGAGGCACTGGGACATTTGGGCCACGTGGACATGCTCAATCGTTTCTTCGTGAACGATCAACGGAACTCGGCCAGGGGCCGGATGTACGGAAAGGTCGCACAATGGCGCTTTAAGGGCCACGCTGAGGAGGCGTTTTGGCGATGGGTGTGCTCCTGGGCGCGAGCAATTCGGAAGCCGTCGGATTTCAATGGCTACGACGATGCAGCCTTCCAGTTACCGCCGCTTGAGGAGCGGGAGCACGTCGTGACGACGGCGAAAGCGCCCGTGGGGATGCTCTTTGCGATTGAGGCCCTCTCTCTCCAAGAGCAGCGGGCCGAGCGACGGCGGACGATAGAGGAACGCTGTCAGAAGGTCGCGGAGCTTGTTGATGATGGACAACCCGCTGTCGTCTGGTGCCATCTGAATGATGAGGGCGACATGCTTGAGAAGATGATTCCTGAGGCGGTCCAGGTCAGCGGCAAGGACAGCGATGAGGCAAAGGAAGACCGCCTCGTGCGATTCTCGGAAGGTGATATCCGAGTGCTGGTGACGAAGCCGCGGATCGCTGGATGGGGCCTGAACTGGCAACACTGTGCCCATGTGACCTTCTTCCCCTCCCACAGCTTCGAGCAGTATTACCAGGGAGTGCGGCGATGTTGGCGTTACGGTCAGACACGGCCTGTCGTGGTCGATATCGTCACGACGGAGGGCGAGAAGCGTTGCCTTGCCAACCTCCAAGCCAAAGCGAAGGCGGCGGAGAAGATGTTTGAGCAGCTCGTGTCTCATATGCATGAGGGATTGAAAGTTTCGCGAGTTGATGGGTTTGACAAGGGAGAGGAGCTTCCAGCATGGCTGTAGCAGACCAGGTGATTACGGATTCCTATGCCGTCTATCTCAGCGATTGCATGGAGGTCCTTCCGACGCTTCCAGGGGGTCGGATCCATCTGTCGATCTATAGCCCGCCGTTCGCCGGTCTCTACCAATACAGCAGCTCCGAGCGAGACCTATCAAACTGCGCCGGATACAAGGAGTTCTTCGAGCATTACGCCTTCACGATCCAGGGACTTTACCGAGTGACGATGCCGGGCCGCATGACGGCGGTCCACTGTGCCGATATCGCTTCCGGCAATACCGGCTACGATCACCTGATCGACTTCTCAGGCGACATCATCCGAGCACATGAAAAGGAGGGCTGGCAATACGTCGCGCGGTATTCAGTCTGGAAGGAACCCCTGCGAGTACGGAACCGCACGATGGCGAAGTCCTTGGCCCATCAACAGATCGTTGAGGATTCCTCGCGGTGCTCGAACGCTGCGGCCGATTATGTGCTCGTCTTCCGCAAGCCTGGCAACAATCCTGAGCCAATCGCACACCCCAAGGGGCTGAGGGAATACGCGGGAGAGCGCCAGATGCCGACTGCGGCCCAACTACGCGAGAATTGGGAAGGCGGGCAGATAGAGAACTTCTATTCCCATTGGATATGGAGGCAATACGCCTCGGCGTTCTGGGACGACATCCGGCCCAACCGAGTACTCCCGTTCATCGATGCTCGGGACGAAGTGGACGAAAAGCATGTCCACCCCCTCCAATTGGACATTATCGAGCGCATCCTGGTCCTCTGGAGCAACCCGGGCGAGACGATCTTGACGCCGTTTATGGGTGTGGGTTCCGAGGTGTACGCGGCCGTCCGGCTTGGGCGGCGGGCTATGGGCATTGAACTCAAGCCCTCCTATTTCCGACAGGCCCTCAAGAACCTTCAAGAGGCGGAGTCGCAACAGCTTCAACTCTCTGGGGCGGAGATGGTTTTGTGATGCGCAAGCGCTGCCAGGAGACGAACCTGCACTTTCCGGAGCCAACATGAGCGGCCAGTGGACGCCCCGCGACGGCGAATGCCCCGAAGTCACCGCGCTCGAGGGCCAATTAAAGTTGCCCGGCGGTCTCCACTATGGCGCATACATGGAGCGCCTGGCCGCCGCCGGTTTGGAGATCGACTATGACACCGGCGACCTGGTGCCATCTGGGGAAAAGGCCACGACGCCGACCGGAAAGCGTCGGCACCAGACGAATCCCCATCGCCATCATCGCCCGAATGGCTCCGTTGCCCCGGCCTGCTCGAGTCACGATTGCGGGAAGCCCGCTTCGACGAAGGGCCTCTGCCATAGGTGCTATTACCGGGAATATCGCAAGCTCCGCTTGACGATTCAGCGACAGGGGGCGTAGGATGAGCGGACGAAAGGACCCGACCCCATGCTAAACTTCCAACTGAGATTCCCCGTCTGCGGAGCCTTTGGTCGGGTCCACCGCAGGCGGGGATTTTCTTTTGGGGTGCCTTAGATGCCCTGGGTCAAGATTGATGACCACTTCAACGAGCACCCCAAGCTCGCACTGGTCGGCCCACTCGGGTGGGGGATTTGGCTTGCCGGTCTTGCATACTGCAATCGGAATCTGACGGACGGGTTCATTCCGCGCTCCATTGCGCACACATTCTCGGACTTCGAGCTTGTTGAGGCGGACGATAGGCTCACGCGAATCTCGCGTTCGTGCGGACACGTTGGCGACGACATCACCGGTGAGTGGGTTGCGGCCATCCTGGTTGAGGCGGGTATCTGGGAGGAAGTCCCTGGCGGCTATCGGATCCACGATTACGCCGATTACCAGCCGACCAAGGCGCAGGTTCTCGCTGAACGGGAGCAAAAGGCGGCGGCTGGTAGGGCGGGTGGTCGAGCATCCGCTCAAGCACGTGCTCAAGCACCCGCCGTAGCAGAATCCAAGCCCGTTCCCGTTCCCGTTCCCGTTCCCGTTCCCAATCCCGCACCAAAGCCTATAGAGGGAGGGAGAGCGCTGCGCAAGCGCAGCACCCGCCCCCCCGCGACTGAGATTCGTCTCTCGGAGCTTCGGAAGATGGTCGCCGACTTCGGACCAGCCTTCGGAGGGCGACAGGGAGTGATCGAAGAGATTCGGGCTTCGAGGGCACATAAATCGGTCTCGAAGTGGAAGAACGAGAGGATTCGCGTTCAACGCTGGCTCAAACGGGAGGCGGGTTTCCGAGCGGAGCACCCGACCGCGCCGACCCGTGCACCGCCTCCAGTGCCGGTGCCCACGCCGTGGGGCGGCGATCCACCGCCATATGCTGTGCCCGGCGTGAACGGGGAGTTGAAATTCTTTTCCTCGATGGAGGACTGGGAGAAGCGGCATGGGCCGGACTCACACTATCCAGTTGAGCTAAAGGGCAAACCGCGGAAGGATTGGAAGGACTGGAGGTGACGGTATGGATTGGCACAAGTTCCAGCTCGGGCAACTGGTCGTCTCGCCCATGGATGGCTACATGGGGCAGATCGTGATGGAGTCGGGCCGCGGGGTCTGGGTCGCAACATTCCCGCAGGGCGGACGGCACTACCGGGTGGATTGGGCGGCACGGCTGCCCCCAGAGCTCTATAAGTCGGCGGACTACCACAAGGCGGTCCAGAATGGCCGCCGCCCCTCGTTCTACCCCTCGCCCTACGTTGCCGAGTACGGGGCCGTGATCTATGAGAGCTGGGAGGCCGAGAATGACAAGTTGCTGGCCTTGGCGGTGCCCGACCAGATTGATTGGTGGCAGAAGCGCGTCGGGATGATGCGAGCGGAGCGGGCGAAGCAGATGGCTTCCTGGTCCGAGATTCACTCCGCCGGGGAGATGGCCACGGCACTCCGCGGCCTCCAGTCGGCGATGATCCCAACGGGAGTGGGCGATGCCAGGTAGGGCGGTTAAGTGGGGCGTGGTGCCGCCACGTCCTGAGATCACCGATAAGCGATTCGCGGCCATCGAGCCGGGGCCGGTCCGCGACAAGTTGCTCAAGACCGCGCAAGAGAACTGGGACAAACGGTGGGCACAATGGGCGAAAAAATCTGCGAGCTGATGGCGTTACAATCGCACCATGATGGAGCAGACGACCCGGCTCGAAGTGTTTTATGCCGCCAAGCTGAGGGCCGCGGGCTTCACGGCGTTTGAGGCCCTGCTGCTTGCCAGGCTTCGGAGACGAGTCGAGGCCGGCGAACTCGGAGGGGCGCTTGATGGTGCGGGGAACTGAATGAAAGCCTCCGAACTCCGTCAACCGCTCTGGAGCCGCCAACCGCGGGAGAGTCCGACCGGATTCGTCGCCTTCACCACCTACCGCGATATGCCGGAGCGGTCTCTGCGGAAACTGGCACGCGACTTGCACGTATCGGCTACGGCTGTTGGACGCCTCAGTAAGGCGTGGCTCTGGCAGATGCGGGTCGAAGCCTGGGACCGGCAGCTCGACATGATCCGTCTGGCCGAACGCGAGAAGGTCGAACGGGAACGCGCCGAACAGTGGGCCAAGCGCCGGGAGGCCATGCGAGACGAGGATTGGAAGATCGCCGAAATTCTGGGGAAGAAGATCGCGGAGATGCTGCAGTTCCCCGTCGCCGAGCGCCGTGTGCTGACCGTAGGAGAGGACCAGGTCACGGTCTTGGCGCCCAAGTTTGGCTACATGCAGATGGCGCGATTGATTGAACTGGAGCGCGATCTGAAACTGGCTGCGGTCGGAGCGGAAGGCGGGGGCCTTGAAGAGGCTCGGCGCATCCTGGGGGAGATCGCTACGCGCCTTCAGCAGTCCGACGAACAGCGGGCCGAGGGTGAGCGACTGCTGGCGCAGGTGTTCGGCGAGGTTCAAGGCGAGAAGTGAGGTCGGCCCCGGCCATCGCCGCCGTCGCTACGATCCAGCGAGTTCAAGCCCTGACAGCTTCCCGCGCTCGCTATGAAATCTGGCACGATGACCCGGTCGCTTGGCTCCACGACTGCATCCGATTCGAGCGCGACGAAAAGCCCGCCCCCTACCAGAATGAGACGCTGGCCCGGCTTGTTGCCCATGGCCGGGAAGCGGTCCGGGGGCCGCACGGGTTGGGGAAAACAGCCGATGGCGTCTGGGCGCTTCTATGGTTCGCGACGACACGAGAGTTCGCCGGTGAAGATTGGAAAGTGCCGGTCACGGCTTCGGCTTGGCGGCAGCTTGTCTACTACTTCTGGCCTGAGGTTCACAAGTGGTGCCGGCGCTTGAACTGGCATGAACTGGCCCGCCCCCCGTTCCGAACCGAAGAACAGCTCATGCGTCTTCGGCTCAAACTGGATTTCGGGGAGGCGTTTGCGCTGGCGTCGAATGATCCCGACCTCATCGAAGGCGCTCATGCGAGCCAGCTCCTCTACATCCTGGACGAAGCCAGAGCAATCGCCGATCCGATCTGGGAAGCCGTAGAGGGAGCCTTCAGCCAAGCCGGAACTGACACGAAATCCCAGGCACTCGCCTTGGCCTTCTCAACGCCAGGCGAGCCGATGGGCACGTTCTACCGAATCCACAAACGGCAGGCAGGCTATGAGGACTGGCTGGCTCGTCACATCACGCTCGAGGAAGCGCTCAACGCAGGCCGGATCAGCCAGGTATGGGTAAATCAACGCCGGCTCCAATGGGGCGAAACCTCGGCTGTATTCCAACGCCGCGTCCTCGGCGAGTTCGCGACCTCTGAAGAAGACTCGATAATCCCGCTCGCCTGGATCGAGGCGGCGGTCGAGCGATGGTACGAATGGGACCGCTTGGGACGGCCCGGCGCCGTTTTCAGCCTTGGCGTGGACTGCGCGCGAACAGGGGAGGACGCCGAAGTCCTCGCGCCGAGATTCGTCGTTGAAGCCGCGGGCGGCCGGCCCAGAATCGAGGCGATCGGCGATCTCGAATCCCACGCCTACACGGACAACATCATGCAGACCGCGGGCCGGGTGTTGCGGGCTGTAACGCGATGGCCGGGCGTCCGGCCCATCATCGATGTAGTGGGGCTCGGTGCCGGCGTGGTCGACCGATCCCGCGAGCAGGGAATTGAGGTTGAGGCCTTCAACGCCGGCGCCGGCACAGATGCGCGGGACCAATCTGGCGAGCTGGGATTCCTGAATGTCAGAGCCGCCTCATGGTGGGGAATGAGGGAACGGCTGGACCCGGCGGGGCCATCGTGTGTAGCGTTGCCCCCCGATGATCAACTCCTTGGGGATCTCACTGCCCCGAAATGGGATGTCACGAGTGCTGGTAAAATCCGTGTGGAGTCCAAGGACGATATCAAGAAACGCTTGGGGCGCTCACCCGACAAAGGTGATGCCGTCGTGATGGCTTTCTGGTCGCGGCCGCCGCGTATCCGTACATCCTCGCAGGTTTATAGTGGGGCCGGTGACGAGCCGAAACGGACCGAGGAACTGCCCGATCCGTTCTGGAGCCAAGACAGGATGGAGCGATAATGCCGCTGGCTCGTGACCTGACCGCATGGGTGGAATCGGCCTTCAGCGAACGCCAGACAGATTACAGCCGCTTCGAGGGATTCTATACAGGCGACCACAAGGTCGAACTGACCGACCGTCTGCGCGAGTTCCTGAAGGTCGCGGACACCGCTTTCAACGCCAATTTCTGCGAGGGCGTCGTGGATGTCATGACCGACCGGCTGAGCGTCGTGGGGTTCCAAGCTGAGGATGAGGCATTTAATCAATGGCTCTGGGAAATATGGCAACAGAACCGGATGGACCAGGCGCACCGACAGACCCATACGGAGGCGTGCAAGCTCGGCGACGCCTAT